GGTGGCGAAGTCCCTTCCGGCTATTGCCCGGGACGATACTTCTTCAACTTACCGTATGGATACGGGAGACTACGAACTCGTAGTTTCTCGCGTCTTTGGTAAGCGCAATCGTTTTAGCGTTCGCTTGAACGCGAAGAAGATTGCAGCTGATCCTCTGGCCTCGGCTAATAACGTCGAGTACAGGATGTCAGCGTACCTTGTCGTTGATATGCCCCCTGTGGGTTATACCAACGTCGAGGCGAAGGATATCGCCCTTGGCCTGGCTGGGTGGTGTACTTCCGCGAACCTGTTGAAGGTGCTTGGAGGCGAAACCTAACCAGTTTTGTCACCAACGGGGGGGGAGGTGGAAACACCTCTCTCCATCGTGGACTGTTCAATCCTTAGATCTGCAACAGAGCTATGGATCTACTGAGCCCTCTATTAGGAGAGCCGTTAGTGAAAAGCCTTATGTGGCTCGTGAGTTGTATGCTGAAAGATATCAGCATACGATGTCGCACCGACACTATCCGCGATTTTAAGTATATATCGCGGAGGGTCGAACACGAAGGGTCATCGTTTTTGACGATGTCCTTGTCCAACTTTGGCCGGGACTTCGAAAGAAGTCTCGAGCTAGGTTGTATCGGTCCAGACATGTTTGTTGGGTTTCATCAACCCAATCGACATGTGCCGTTCCCTGCATTTTTGCAAGGTTTGGTCGGCCGTGTGTTCGACAGTTCGGGTAAGTTACTGAATGAACCCGATGTGGAGGCTATTCGATGCATCAGACAAATTTGTTTGATGTGGAAGAAAATCCATCTCCCCTGTTCTCAGGAGAGAATCGATGACGCCTTTGATCAGTACATTCAGTGTGATACTGAAGTTCCTACTAGCCCTGGTCACTATCCTCCCCGCCTCCTTAGGCGGTTCAGAGAAGTGTCCGAAGTCCTCTGGTCATCCGTCCTCACGCGAGCTAACGAAATCGTTAGCGACGGTGAAGTCGTGCGACCAAGACATGGGCCGGGGGCCACTGCCGAGCGTATCTCCGGAAACGGAAAATACGCGTTAAGGGAGTGGCATACCCGTCTTGAGGAAGCCTTCCCTTTTACTGGCTATGGACTTGCGTCCTTAAACCAGCTGGAGGAAGATCCCCTTGAGCAAGTAGTCTTCAGAGAACCCGAGGACGAAAGGCCCGTCAGGGTCATACAAGTCCCTAAGACACTAAAGACTCCACGAATCATAGCAATCGAACCGGTGTGTATGCAATATACACAACAGGCGGTGCTAGAAGTTCTCGTGGATTACCTTGAATCGCATCCGTTGACGAAAGGTCATGTTAACTTTACAGACCAGACGATCAACCAGCGACTCGCTCTCGCAGGTTCGGAAGATGGTAGCTATGCTACTCTCGACCTATCTGAGGCGAGCGATCGGGTATCTTTAGTACTCGTGAACGAGATGCTGGCGGTGCCAGGCCTTGCGGCCTTAAAAAGCGCCATACTAGCGTGTCGGTCCACGAGAGCGGACGTTCCTCAGCGTAATGGTGTTAAAACCATCACGTTGAATAAGTTCGCTTCGATGGGTTCAGCTCTGTGCTTCCCGATTGAGTCGATGGTTTTCTATACCATCTGCTTGACCGCGATGCTTGATGAGCTTAACTTGCCCGTTACATACGAAACCCTGCTTGATATGCGGGAGCTCGTATGGGTCTACGGCGACGATATCATTGTCGCTGCAGACAAGGTGCTAGTTGTCCTAGATTGGCTTTCTTCTTTTAAGATGAAAGTCAACACCAACAAGTCTTTCTGGACCGGAAGGTTTAGAGAGTCTTGCGGTATGGATGCCTACGCAGGTGAGCCGGTAACACCGGTTTATCTTCGACGTATGCCTCCAAAGGACAAGCGTTCTAGTGCTGAGGTAGTGTCATTCGTTGCCTTCGCCAATCAACTGTATAAAAACGGTTATTGGTATACAGCAAGGGCAGTTCGTGTTGAGATCGAAGCCATACTTGGCCCGCTCCCGCACGTCCTAGACACATCTCCAGTGTTGGGATGGGCATCCTACTGTAATAGTAGGTATACATTCCAACGTCTGAATAAGGATTTACATCGTCCTGAAGTTAAGGGCTATGTAGTCCGAACTAAGACAGAGAAGGATCCCTTAGATGGGTATCCAGCTCTACTGAAGCGGTTCCTCAAGCGTGGTATTGAACCCACGGTTGATGTTAACCATTTGCAAGAGAGCGTGCTCTCCGCGCGAGCCGACATCAAGTCGCGGTGGTCTACTCCTTATTAACCATATAAGGAGTCACTACTCCCCGTAAGGGGGGTAGAGAGGAGGTAAGTACCTCGG